ATTTAATCTTACCACGTTGTGGGTGTTGAATTACACAAAACTCATTTATAAAGTATGATGGATCTTTAGCACACTTTAAATAATTTTGTTTTATTGCTTGTTTTAAATTACTCATTTTCTATGTTCGTGATTTGCGATAGCATTAGCTACAGTTTTATCAAAAGGACCATCTGCCTTTTCTATTTCTTCCATTTCAGATTCATATTCAGCAAGAACGGCTTCCCATCTTTTTTCTTCTTGGTCTTTTACCCAATCTTCCCATTTACCTTCAGCTTTTAAATCTACTTCAAAATTAATTTGACAATGATAACACCTTTTCATTCTATTATATGTATCTTGGTCAATTGTTTTCAATATTAACTTTTCACAATCATCACATTTATCAAATCCTCTTGGTGGAACTTTAGTAATTTGTTTTCTCTTACCATCTTTAATTATCCAACTACGACCACGAGCATCTGTCCATTCTTCACCTTCTTTTCGTTGATTTGTTTTTTTACCTTCATAACCAATTTGAATAGGGCGATTATAAATCCCCTTCGCCATCTTTTTTATTTTTTCTATATTACTCATAACCTTATCCTAAAACGTCATTAAACCTGTAATTTGATTTATAGGAGCAAAAGCACCTGTAAATTTATAAACATTTCCATTATATTTAAACACCAATCCTTCTGTTGGAACAATAGCTTCTAAACCACCAATAGCATTTAACCTATCTAATTGTACTTTTAATCTATTTAGTTTTTTTAAATCACCACCACTTCTTACATTTGATATAGCAGATTTTAATTTCTTACGAACACTTTGAACCGACTTTGCTGGATTAACAGCCATCCACCCATCCATGTTTTTCATTATCTCGGCACCAACTTCAAAGAATAATTCTTCAAATGGTTTCATATTATCTTTTACCATTTTAGCGTGGTCTAACTTATCCGTTGTTAATACCCAATCTAAAAACTTCACATTCTTTATTGTTGCTTTCATATCTCTTACTGAATATGATTTATCAAAGAAAGCCCATCTCATTGTAAGTCTTTTTAATACCTTTGCTGGTATTTTATATTTAAATTGTTTAGAAGCATTATGAATATAGTCTTCCCAAAATCTTTGATGATATAAAGCAAGAGTATCATTATCTTTTAAAGCAAACTGACTTTGTAATTTTGATAAACGACCTTGATATTTCTTTTTCATTTTTCCAAAGTCTTGATGTTTAGGAACTGTAACAAAATTTGGTTTTGATATTTTATAATGTTTTTGAACATGTTGATTGACTTGCTTTATCATACCTTTTAACATTCTTGCACTATCTTTTGCCTGACCAATCACCTTTCCACTATCATCATATTCCATCGCACCATGAAAAATAAGTTCTGTTAAATCATAATTAATTACATTTTCACTAGCAGGCCACATCACCTCTAAACTCATCCACTTAGAACCTTCACCGAATATCTTAGTTCTTTGAGTATCACTTAAAGCACCAATTGCCTTTGACAAATCTCTTACTGCATAAACAAAAGCGTTTCTAATATCACCTCGTCCTTTAAATTTACTTTCTACATCTTTTATACCTAAAGCAGTTTTACCTTTATTTTTAAGATGACCTTTATTACGAGCAGTAATTAATTTACCATCTTTCCAACTTATCATTAAGTTTTGACCATCTGTTTTTTCTGTAACATTATCTTCACGACTTAATTGACCACCCAATCCCAATTCGATAATCTTTTTTAAATCCTTAAATGTTAAATCCTTGTCATCAAAAGGATGACTCATATGTCCGTATGCTCCTCCCATTAATAATAACTCCTTTCCATTTCTTTCTAAATTACTCGTAAGTGATAAAACTTCTTTTACTATTTCCAACTCATCATGTTGGTCATCACCATCTCTTATTTCTGTATCTTCTGGCTCTTCAGCATCCATTTGTTTTGCTGTTTCTGGACTATCATCTATAACTGTTTTTCTTGTTCTTGCTAAATCATCCACATACTCATAATCTTGATTTGATAAAATCATATCAATATGGTCTAACCATTTATTCCATAATTCAGTACCAACATAGTCTGTTAAGTTCTGAGCACTTGGTTGGTTAATACCAGCTGGTCCAAATGAAACATTATCTACAGGTCCCTTTGGATATGCAGTATCTTTATTATATGTAGTATCTTGACTATTGTAATTATCAACATTAACTAACAAATCAGCCAATTCCCAACCTAATCTTCCTGCTTCAATTTCAGCTCTACTTGTATATGCCTTCAAATTTGAAAACATAGATGGTCCATCATCTGTATCTACAGAATTTATTTGACTACTTTCAAATATATGAACATAATACTCGAATAGTTTTTTAAACTTATTCGTCATCATAGTATACAAACCTTTATCATAATATCCAAATGTTTTTTTGAAAAACTTTAACTTTTCTTTATCATCAATTTTTGGATTACCCAACATATCTCTTGTTTTTGTACCACTTATATTTCCAAATTGTGGAGCAGTAACAAAATATCCATGTTCTTCATATCCTTTTATATCACCTTTACTTTTTTTATAATCTTGGTAATATGTTTTACCACCACTTTTCTTTGTACCAGCTTTTAAACGACCAGCATCTTTAGTACCAAAAGCATATACTACTGCAGTAGTTTCAGGATCGAATTTCTTAAGTAGATTGTCTGCTACATAAGGTGTTTTCTCTTGTACAATTCTATTCTTTGGAATACCCACCTTTACCATGTGACGAACTTTCTCTTTAAAATTCATTGGATGTCGTGGTGGTTTCTTTATATTAGATGTGGTTATGTAAGCTTCATCAACTTGTTTTGCCAACCACTTATATGTGGCTAAATGTCCTGAATGAAATGGTTGGAATCTACCACCAAATACACCGATAACTTTTTTGATTTCTTTACCCTCTTTTAACTTAACCCAAAATCTTTTATCACTCTTATTATGTCTAACTAAGAATTTTGATTTTTTTGTTTTCCAATGTTGGTCATGACTAATAACAGTCCATTCACCTGATTTTCTTTTCTTAGCAAAACTTTTACTTGTTACTGTAGATTGTACTTTTTCATTCATACCTAATTTTTTTCGTAAAACAACAATTTGTTTTTTAATCTTTTTTTGATTGGCTGAACCAGGTATCATTTTCATAGCTTTACTATATAATTTATATAATTCAGCTTTATCATTTTCATTTACTTTTTTATAACCACTCATTTTATTGGTTTTATTCTTTTTTACTTTCTTCTTAGATGGACTACCATTAATCGTTCCATCACCAGAAACAATTCCGCCCATATCTTCAACAATAGGTTGAGTTATTTGTTCTACTAACTTCTTTAAACTCATAAGTTTAATTCCAATATCTGTCTCATCCTATCTTCAATTGGACGTGGCAAACTACCTTTATCATAATAACCCCAATCAGAATGTTCATGGTCTAATGTGGGTTCTGGTTTACCATCCATTTCTGCTTTAAATATCTTAGATATGCGGTTATACTTACCATCTTTTATCGTACCTAAATATACTAACTTTTGATGGTTAAAGTCAAGCATTGTTTCTTCTTTTAATTCTCGAGCAGCACCTTCACGAAAGGTTTCTCCTTTATCAACACCACCAGATGGTACTGACCAAAAGTTAGGATACTTCCCAGCAGTTTCAGAACGTTTAACTAAAAGAATTTGTCCCTCTGATACTATAGCAACACCACCTACTTTTCTAGGTGGTTTTCGAAAATCGATTTCTTTTAATAAATCTGTTAATTTTGGTATAGACATAGATATTCTCCTACATCTATAAATATAAGTAATTCAAAAGAACTAAACTTCTAATGCTCTTCTAAACCAACCAAAGTAAAACTTCTCTAAGTCTGGTTTACGAGTCACCAAGTCAGCATAGTATTTTACACGATATGCACGAACTCTATCTAATTCTACACCATCCATAGCTGCTATAGTCATTGGACCCATTCCACCATCTACTTTAAGTCCAGCACCTTTAGCATTAGCAGCTCGTTGTAGGATTTTAACTGCTCTTCCTCTACCTTGATTTACACACATATCAAAATAAATATGTCTTAAATCTTCTGATAAGGATTCTACTTTATTTCTATCCCAATAATGTTCCTTATAGATTTCTATAGCACCTTCTTTTGTAAGGTTCTTTATATCTACATCTGGATGACTTCTTTTGGCAACACCAAAATTAGTTTCACCACCAGGATCTTTCGGGTCGTTTACATAACCACCCTCGTGTTTTAATACAACTTCTATTATTTCATCAAAATTAGTTAACATATGTAACTCCTATTGTTTTTTTAGTTTTTCGATTTCTTTTTGTTGAGCTTCAACCTTTTTTGATAGTTCTTTCACAGAATTTATAAGTGGTAAAACAAATGCTTCAAAGGATACATTCTGTCTTCCATCAGGTCCTTCATCCCAACCACCAAATGTATCTATACCTTGTTTATCTAATGCTTCTTTTATATCTTGTGCAATTAAACCATGTACAGTTTTATCGCCACCCATAGGTTCTTTGTCTTCAGCATCGTAAGCAGTCCACTCTTTTGGAAACTCACTTGGAGATTTATGTTTAAATGTAACTGGTTTCATATCATTAATAAAATCTAAACCAAGTTTATCTTCTTTTATATCTATTTTCTGTCTCTTATCAGACGAATGTGTCCAAGTTGCATTAGAATTAAAATCATTGTATATATGACTTGATGAATCTCCTATATGAACTCTAGAATTAGCAGTACCTGTTAACCCTGTACCAAGTACTATTGAATATGTAGTTGTTGAAGCATATGGATCCGCGTTATATCCAATACAAATGTTTCCTGTTCCAGTTGTTGTTCTATCACCAGCCCAAGTTCCAAGCATAGTATTGGTAGTTCCAGTTGTTATACCAACACCTGCTGATACACCAACGGTAACATTTTGTTGTCCAGAAGTGATTTCTTTAAGAGCTTGATAACCGATTGCGATATTAGAAGTTCCTGTTTGTAATGATTGTAACCTATAGTTATCAATGACTTGATTAGTTAAAGAGTCTGCACTAACGTCACCACCGAGTGCTTGATAACCCATACCAATATTCTGTCCTGGATTTCTATATCTAGGATGAAAATTAGGATTTCCTTGTATCTGTCCACCTTCACCAGGATTTAAATACAACCACTTAACCTCTTCGGCTGTCAATCCAGCCGAACCAGATCCGTAAGCATAGGTTCTTACATCTGCTATATCTCCTGGAAAAGCACTTTGGTTACTACTACCATAATCTCTACCTATTGTTCTAAACCAACCATTAGCATGAGTATTTCCATCCGGATGAACATTTTCAGTTTGTCCATACTTTTTTCCATCTATATAAAGAGAAACAGAACCAGAACTTCTATTAGCTACATCATGAGTACCACTCATATCATAAGTAAGCACATAATGATGCCATTTGTTATCTCTTGATGGCGTTGAACCACCACCCCACATTAAAGTTTGACTACCACCAGTATATTGTAAAAAAGATACTAAATAATCACCACTTGTTTGTAGATTCATTATACCAGCATTTTGAGCAGTTCCTAAAATAGTAGCACGTGCTGGTAAACTTCCTGAAATTCTTGCCCAAACTGAATGAGCTACTGATGATGAAATAGAAGAATATGATGTATAACCACCACCATGTTGTAACGCGGCATAAGAACCTGAATCAGTTGTATAACCACCAGGCACGCCATTCTCACCACTAAGAGCAAGAGCATATCCAGTTGGTGAATCTGTGTGATATGAACCCGAATGTATAATTAATCTATAATTGGAATTATCAGTATGATATGATCCTTGGTTGTTGGCCTCTTTCTCTAGAAAATTAACAGCTTTATTTTGTACATATTTTCCTCTTTGTTCAGAGAAATCAAAATGGTGAATTAAATTACTTGGATCTGGTTTTACAGGTAAACCTAGAGGATTATCTATATGTATTCTACCAAACGAACCAGTTGAGGTTGATGAACCACTTATTTTTGTATTACTACCACCAAATACCACAGATGTTTGAGATGAATTACCAATAACAGTTTCATTATCAGCAGTTGCTGATGAAGCTTCAACGGCATATCCTATAAGAATCTGGTTATCTCCAGTTGTGGTATCACCACCTGCACCTTGTCCTACGAAAACATTTTGATTACCAGAACTTAAATTATAACCAGCATATGAACCCAAAGCTGTATTATT